CTTCTGCATCTCTTCCTCGGTCATGGAGTCAGCGTCGGAAAGCTCACCCTCCATTTCCGTGACGAGGACACGCTGCACAAGGCCGCGAGTCTTTTCATTCTTGAACTTCTTTTCAAGAACCTCGTCAATGATCTTCTGACGAATGACCTTCGCGCTCTCTTTGATCTTGGTCATGGAATTTCCAAGGGCTTCCAGAAGATCGTCGCCCTCTTCCACGCCAAGCATCTTGCGAATTTCACTCAGAAGATCGACGTTCGCCTTCACGTCACCGTTGGACTTCTCCATTTCGGTGACCTTCTCCTGCAACGGCTTCGTCGCACCGTCCTCGATTGTTTTCACAAGCACCGGATTGTGTGCGCGAAGCTCGTTCTCCTGAAGTGCTGCAATTTCTTCAGGCTTCACGTTTTCCTCCATTTCCTGAGTTACCGCTACGAGCTTCGTTTTCATTCCCGCTGAACGCGGCCTTGCAAGATCAATGGACTCCAAATCAAATTCCTTTACTTGAACACCCCCTTGAATTGGTTGCAGTAGAGCTTTGCCACTGACTGAAACTGTTTTCGCAAGCTTCCGCTTGATGTAGTCACGCGCAGCGGTACCGGGAAGCGCGTAACCCTTGATGAACAATTTCACCTTGTCCTGGCTGACCTGAGTGACTGCCTTCAGCCAATGCACGCCAATTTCAGGAAACAGGTGAGATTCCTCGTTTGCAGGAACGTGTCCTCGGTAGCCGACGACAGGATCGGTTGCGCTGTTCACCTGTTCCGCGATGCTGGCAAGAGATTCAGGAGGCCAGTAACGCTTGTTCACCGACCACCCGGATTCAATTTCATAAACCGCGAACACCGGATCGTCGTCACCCTGAGTAATCAACTCGACCATTTCAGGATTCAGCGGGACAAGCGTAGTCATGCCCGTCGCCATTTCAGTTATGAGTTCACCGTTGAAAGCATCCTGAAGGTCTACGGTTTCCATCACTACCTCTTCTTGATCGGTGGCTGCGGCTTGTGGACGGCACTCTTGCCCGATGGGAACTGCGTCTGTGACTTGCCGCCAACGATCTTCGGACTCTGATTGCCAACGAGGTCGATGTGGGCAGTTGTAATTACGTCAGCCCCTGGCTGTGTAATTCCCTTGGCCGGATCAATCATACGCACTCGCCGGACACTGATCTTCCCAAGCGTGCCCTGAATCTTTCCCCTGATACCGGGACGGCCTACAGCCTTGTGAGCCTCGCCTGAAATAATCTTCGGGCTTGACGGGTTTCGCTGCGAACCTTTTGCTCTAGCCATCTATCCTCCTATCGCTTGATCTGCCGCGCGAAATTCCCTGGTGGGCGAGAACCCTTTCGCGGCCCCTGCTTCGATTGTTTTCCTTTCCGGGTCGTACCAACGTCAATTCGGTTGTCGCGCAAGGTGCCCAATTCCTGACGGCGGAATTTCCTTGACGATCCCTTGTTGAAGCTCGACACTCGATCACCCCTTGATCTGAAGCCTCTTGCGAAGCTCGCGGACGCCTCTTGGCAATTTCCTTCTACGAACGATTCTCGCCATTATCGCCTCCTACGCCTTCTGCCGACGCTGGCCGCAATCTGCTTGGGATTACGTGCGCCTCTGCCGATCCTTCCATGACGTTTACGCGAAAAGCTCTTTTTCAATCGCAACCTCCTGGGTCGTCCGCTTTTCATTCGTTCCTTCCTTGCTGTCCTTGTCCGACAGGAACGTTCTTGGTTTCACCTTTGCCGTTTTCGCTGAACGGCTCTGCCGGTTCAATTTCAAAGTTGTCCTCAGCGTCCTTAGCTTCCTGAGTCGGGTTTTTCATATTCGGAATGAAGTGACGCAGAAGCTCGCGGTACGTGGAGTCGGAAATGATCCTCCGCTGTGCAGCCACTTCCAGAGCCATGACAAGCTGCTGCAACGCCTGGTTGAATGCTGCCTGATCCTCAACTCGAATCAGTTCCCACGTAAGCGATGGTCGCTGAATTTCAAAGTCGTTGATCTTCATGAGCATCTTCAGCAATTCCTGAATTACAGACTCGTAGGACTTTCGCTTACGGACGATCTTCTTCGCCCAAGGAAGGGTCTGTGCGTTGTTCGACTGATTTGCAGAACCCGCCTCTAGGATCATGAATGCCCATCGGGGAGTCTCACTGGCGATTGAAATACAGTCGATGAGGAAGTCCATGAGTTCTTTGGAATCTCCCAGTACCGAGCGGGCTTCAAGGAAGTCAGCATCTTCCTCGGCCTGAAGGAAGAGAATTTCCTTTCCCTTCCAGGTAATCTCAGCCTGTGATCGGATATTCCCGTTCTCGTCAAGTACCTCGGGGAAGTTGTTGCGAATGAACGCTTGAACCTCATTCAGCTTCAATTTCACCTTCGGCACCGAATGGTACTTGTGAGCCTGCATCGACTGACTGAGAGCATCGTTGAATGCACGGATGAGCGGGTAGGCGGTTTCCAGATCACTCTGTCCGCCCTTCAACGTGGAATCGTACTCATTTTCAACTTCTACGAGCGGTACGAATCCCCAAGTGTTGTCCCGGCTCCAATCCGTCAGGTGAACGCGCTCAGTAGTGTCGTAGTACTGATACGACTCGGGAGTGATGACTTCCAGAATTTCATGTTCCCTGATCTTCGGTAGTACACCGTTTGGGAAATCCGCTTCCTCTTCTACAAACTCAACCATGTGCTGAATGACTGCCTCTTCGATGACCTGTTTGTCCAGTGTGCTTCTGCGAATGGTGACTACTCGCTCCGGGTCAACAACTTCAAGACGACAGTGCTTAATTTCCTCTTGGCTTACAAGAGGATTGTTGGCTGCATCGTCCTGCTGCACCCGAACAAAGGTTTTGGAATCTCGGATCGCATTTCTGAGCATCTGCCGTATCTCGTTGGCCCAGTGGTCGGTAAGGCAGGCATTGAGAAAATCATCACGGTTTTCATCTTCCGTAGATGCCACCGGCAATCCGATGAAATCAACTTGCAGGTCAACGATGGGCCTCGCAAAGAAACCTCCCAGGCTTGTGCCGTCGTTGTTGTTGAGATACAGCGACCGAGTTAGATTGTAATTCGGCTCCGTGTTCTCGTAAGCAGGAGTAGAGCCGAAGAACGATCCGCCGATGACCTTCCACCTAGATCGAATGCCATTTGAAAATGGTGCCCAAATAGACACGATCTGCTCAGTGATGCGCTGCCATGCGCTCATTTCTCATCCTTTACTGAATTGGACAGGAAATTTTCAAGTTTTTCCATCATCTGCGCCGCTTCCTCTTGCTTCTCAGGCGGAAGCTGCCGCAGAGCATCGAGAGTTTCGTCGTCAGTTGAAAATGTGGCCTTGCTCTCGTTCGTCCTGTGCTGCTCCGACTTGCTGACTTTGCCGATCCCCGCCCTGTCAAGGATTTCAGAAGCTGCCTTCAGGATCAGTGCGTCGTCATCTGTCTTTCTCAGCACGTCCACAATCGCCTGTACTGCCTCGATGGTGTAGCCGTGCAGAAGGTCGAGAGCCGCAGAGGGAAGGTTCTCTCTCAGCATTTGAATTCTCTCGGCAATGTCAGGCTCTTTCAGCATATCGCTGACCTGACCGCGTGAAATTCCAATCACGCTGCCAATCTGATTATGTGAGTAGCCTGCGAGCTTCAGGACGATTGCCATTTCCCTCGCATGTTCCCTCTCACCAAGAGCGAATTTCTTATCCTTGCTGAGATTGATCTTGTATCTGCGCTTGATGCGCTTCACAGACTTCTCGGCAACTCCTGCTCGATCCTCCGGTGTTCTACGCCCCGACAAGACTCTTCCTCCCGAATATCTCTCCGATTTCCTCTGAAATTTCCAAGGTGGGCCTTTTCATGGTTGCGATTAGCTCGAACATATCGGCATGGTGCCAGTGATCGGGATTCTTGTTCTTCTGCCAGAACGCTCTCGTCCGGCCCTGAGCATCCTCGCGCTCGACACGAACCTGTTGCATCATGTGCCAGTAAAAGCCGTTGAAATCTTTGTTGGCAAGAAACTCACCTTGCTCGCGTGCATTTCCAGGCAAGTGAACTTTGCCGTCCATATAGTCCTTGATGACCTGATCGAAGGCCATCGTCCGGTCGATGATGCATTTTCCAGCTTCACCGTATTTCACAGGATTCCAGACAGCCATTTCCTGAGTCTGTGGACGATCCATTTCAAAACCGAGCCACACCTTGCCCGGATACTTGATGGACAAGTCTCTGGCTGCTCTCTTTTCAGGATGCGCGTCGATCACGCACATGAATGTCATCAGCCCACTAAAGAATTTGTCTAGCTCATCCCACTCTCTCAGAATTTTCATTGCCCAGGTTCGCCGGGTTCCGTAGCGGGTGAGCGTAGACGCTTTCACATGCAAGTGGTTTCCAACGTCCACACCGATGTAGACGCAACCTTCTGGAATTCCACCAAGAGAATGTCCGGGTGAAATACAGTTGTCCAGAATCTGAGCGGTGAACTGATCCCCGGCAGCGGTGTAGGGACGGCCCAGTGATTGATTGAAAAAGCTTTTCAGCTTTCTCGCATCCCTTTGACCGAGATACCACCCTTTCATAATCTCCGCCAGTGGCTGAGTTGGAGAATTGAATTGGGAAATGTGGTATCCCCGGATTTTCCCCGTCAGGTTCTGTGGCACCCACCTGCCGTGAGCATTTTGGGTACGCCTCTCATGATCCTGAAATTGGCGCTTGCAGAACACGCATTCAATGGCACACTCGTCGGCCACATCGCCCAATTTCAGAGAATCCTCGAAAGTCAGAACTTGAAAACGACTACAACCGGGACACGGTATCTCCCATTGATGCTGGTCTGACGCCCACCACCCATCCTCAGCGTCTACGCCATGCCCCGGTGCAGTCGGTGTGGAAAGAATCGTCAACCGCTTGATGTGAGAACCGTCCATGCGGTGCCTCGCCTCTTCTAGATTCTCTTCCACCATGCGATCCCGCTCATCCCACACTTCTACGTCTACAGGAATTTCCTGTAGCTCGTTTACGATGTTCGTTCCCCTGATGTAAAGGTTGATGTTCGCTTTGCTTTGCTTATGCAAGCGATTGTCCACCGATGCGAAATTGCTCCTGAGAATTTCATTGGAGTCGATCATCGGGTCGATCCTGGCTTGCACAAAGGGGATGGCTCCGGTTTTCAGCGGCAGGAGATAAAGGTGATGCCACCCGCGCTGTGTAATCCAGTGGAGTGTCCTCGTCAGGAATGAAACTGTAAATGCCGTCTGTGCTGCTTTTGGAATTACAATTTCAGGGCTGGTATCGCGGATCACCTGCCTGATGTACTCGCGGCCCTCTAGGGAGAAAGCCTTGCCGTCCACTCTCAATCCCATTCCCAAAGCCCATTCGTCAGGCCGTGCAAGTGTCCGAACGGACGAGAAGCCTCCCGTCGAGGAAGGCTTCCGCTTTTTCACAGCCTTGGCTTTTACAACACGACCGGCCAACTACCCTCATTCCTCTCGATGGCACCCAAAGACCAATGAAAAGAGGATAGCGAATTCAGCAAAAAGGAAAAATAGACCGGGGGCTGGCAGCTTGCCCCCGGCCTATACGCTCATCCCACCTACCAGGAGGAATGCAACCCCGAGCAAAGGGTCGAGCACTTGTAGCAGAAGAGGTACTAGGGCGTCAACTGGGCTTCTTTGTTCTGCTTCCTATTTGAAATTTGGTACTCCCTCATCCATTCGTCATGCCCATTGAATTCACTGCGTTTTACAGGAACGCGCTCTGACCTTCCCCTGGCCTGAGCACCATGACGGATGGACTTCCTGTGCCTTGCCTCGTTCTGCGCCCTTGCCTTTTTCAGTTCGATGATGGCTCGCGCTACAGTCGCCTTCCTAATACGTTTATAGTTACCACGCTTCCTACGGGAGAAAAAGCTGTTCGAGACACCGATCCTGCGAGCCATTTCCATCTTGCCCACGCGGAATATGAGTTCGTCGAAGATGAATTTCACATCGCTGTAGTTGACCATCCCATGAATCCCGGTATCACCGAACTTATTGTAATTCTCACAGCGAATGCACTGGCTGAAAGGCTTCCCTTCACGCCTTCCTCGCTTGTGATACCAAAATTCATTTAGGGGAATGTACTCGCCCTGGTGGAGAGGCCCATTGCAACGCTTGGTATCTCCACGAATGAAATTCTCCCTCATCCGTCTGTCTCCACGCGCCTATACGAAAGGCCCAGTTCCTTTCTGCGCTCCGGGTTACGGCAGAAAACCTCATGGCTGATCTTTCCAAAGCGAACTTTGGACACATGACGACGATCCTCGGTTGGACTTGTAATTATCGAACTGAGCTTGCTCTTCTTCTTAGTCACGCGCATCCTCCTGAATGAGCCTCAGAGCTTCGCCTTTGACAACGTACTCGCCATCGACCTGAGCGGTTCGCAACGACTCCCACGTTCTTGCCCCGTAATTTCCAGTTGCCGGTACTATGTCTGCTCGCTGCTGCCAGGAAGTCATTGCATTTCTCAACACAGAGCCATAGACATTGTTGACCATTGACCCGGCATTCATAAAGCCTAGATCGTCCAGAATCAATTTCAATGCCTTGACCGTCTTGCCTCGATCCGGTAGCCGCTTTTTCTGACCGGGGTAGGGAGTCAACGGGTAATAGGGGCCGGTGTACGGAAAGACTGAAATTGGCAGTGGTTCAACCTCGGAAACGCACGGATCGTAGACTCCGGTTGGACTCCAAATCTTGTAATTCGGATACCAATGGGTCATATCGTCAGCCGTGTAAAGCTGATATGGAGTTTTCAAGTCGTACATGCCGGGTGTGGGAAACACATCGTTCACGTCGTATGTCCCGTAGGTGTTCAGCACACATTTCAATCCCTTGTCATATGCGTGCTTTCGACAGCCTTCCACATCTTTCGCCGCCGGTACTTCCAGAGGGAAGATTTGCAGCATCATCGGCCATCGAGCAATGGGGCTGAAATCAATGTCGTTGTAGAGCCAGCAGATAGACGAGAACGCCGCATCCCTGTTTCCCAACGCAATTTCCATTTCCTCACAGGTGAATACTCTCTCGTCCAGTTGCTTCTCGGGATTGAGAAGGGGATACGTGCCCCATTGGTCGGAAACTGAAATACAACGCTGAACATCTTCCATCGTCCAGATGTAGCACCAGGGAACAACGATCATTTCCGCTGATGCGGCTCTTCCCCTGACCAAATCCCATCGAGCAGGGTTAATTTCCTTCTGGACGTTGAGCGCAATAATCCCAAACCCTGCATCCTTCATCAACTGCACATCTTCGACTCCCCCGGCAGGATCGCGGAGAAACAACAGGTTGTGTTTTGTGAAAATACTCATCAGCCCGCCAATCTGAATGGAATCAGTTGCATCAGGCGCTCTTGAAATGCTGTACCGATAGAGCCGCTGCCTGAAGTATATTTTGCTCGCAGCAGATCGCCTGCCTGCAACCCGGACATAAAGGACTTCGCATTTCCGTTTACAGCACCGACAGAAGCATATCCAATAGCCTGACGAATATCGTAATTCGTATCGCCGTTCACGCTGAAGGACATACCTGAAAATGTATTTCCAGCAGGTTGTGCTTGAAAATTGACTTCGACGTAGTAATCGCCAGTGAAGGGCACAGTGATATCCGGCCCGATTGATCCAGAAAGGTCGCCGTAGCTGGCGCTTATCCTGGTTACTTCCGCCACGACCAGGGCAGGTATCGGAGGGCCACCAATAAATTTCCAATAGCCGATGTTCGCATCGTACCTCAACAGCCACTCGACAAGAGAACTGACCACTAGTGTAATTATCTGACCGTCATCAGGGTTAGTGGGAGGGAAATTGGCAACGCTCACGCGCTCGATACCAGGGACATTCAATCCCACAACGTCACGAACCGACGAATCAACCTCAGCGGCTGTCAGGGACGTGGCATTCGCAGGCACAAGGACGTTTGCCAGCAAGTATGAATTGCTTGGAATTGGGAGTGCGCCCACCAAGTTCGCCAGGGTCGCACCGGGAAAAGGAATACCCCCAATGACAGCAAACCTTGCAGCCGAAGGAAATCCCTCGTCAATGGACTCATCTGAAATTATGACCACTACGCGATCTACTCGCGGATTGACCGTATCGGCAACACCGAACCCAACGATCCAGTAGAAGCTTTTGAGAAGAGTGAAGTCATCGACAAAGACATTTACGCTTCCCGCTGAACTGATGAGAATTTCAGTGTTGATGAACTGACAGTTTGGAGCGGTGATCCACGCCGGAACTGTAATTTTGCTCCAAACGCCTATTCCAGCCTCATTTCGCTGCTCTACCCCGATAACTGCGCCAGCAGCAGTGTATTCGGTGACTTTCAATCTGACCGTGGTTCCTACCGGAGCATTGAACCAGCAGGAGACTTCCTGATGCATGGAAGGATCGACGCGAATGCTCGCATTTGCATTCTTGATCCCCTGTGTGAACGAAGAGGCACCGGAAGTTGCAATTTTGCCCGAAGCGGGAGAACTGTGAAATGTTCCGGCATCCCTGGTCAGGGTTGCAGCACCGATTACCGACCAATGAGGCGTACCTGCCGGGTTGAAATCGGGATTGGGGAACTCGTTGGCACCTGATTTCTCTTCAGCGGTGCTAAAAAACACCCTCTTGCCGCCTGAAATTGCACCTAGACCTTCATAGTTGATAATCGCTCCACCGGGAGCAATTTTCACACCTATTCCAGCCTCACTTGCCGATGGCACAATTGGAGTGACCAACAGGTCATCCTCATGCATCACTCCCTCTCCCTGGTAAAGATGATCGAAGAGGTTAAAGAGTAATTCTTGCGAGACTACGGTGTCTTGCAGAGGCCACGCTGCTGCTGTCATTCTCCCTCCTGAATTTCATGAGACTCACCCGGAGTCTCGGGTGGCGGTCATTTGAATGTTAACAGCATGGCCTGCGGATAACACAAACGCGCAATTGCCTTTGCCGTCCGGCTTGTGAAATACGGCTCAGGTGAAACTTCCTTTGAGCCGTCTGAGAATATCGCCCTCCACTTCCATAAGCTCGTATGGCCCATCGGGTAAATTTCAACCCTGGTAGGGCTACTGAGCATTTTGGTTGTTCTCGTTTGTAACCTGCGCCTTCAGGGTTGGCTGCGAGTTGAACGCAACATCGGGTGCATTCCATGCGTACACAAGGTACCCACGCATTTTCGTTTCCTGCCATTGATCCATCATGTGCGCGTAAACGGCAGGAGTAGGGAGAATTACACTTCCGCCGTAAGCGTGGCCTGAGAGAACACCGAGATAGGGCACTCCCGCTGCCTCTGCAAGCTTCGCTTGGTCGGGAATGTAAGTCTCCATGTAGGGTGAGCGGTTGGGATAACCGTCCAGCCAAATTTCATCCGTGTACTTCCCCTGAAGGAAGGGAGTGATGTGATCGGGTGAAGTCCTGAAAAGAGAGGCGGAAGTGCAGGCTTTGGGATCGAGAGCCTTGATCCTGTCACCAAACCTCTTGATTGTTTGAAATTCAGCAGCCCACTTGTCCTGTGTGAGAGACTGCATCGTGGAAGGGCCGTAATCGAGGTTCGTGTCGTCGGCCAGGTGGTATCGCCTGCGAATTACACCATCGGGATCGGTTACATTGAGCGCGGGGTGATTCTTGGTGGCTACAGGAATGCCATCGACCGGCGCAGTGTAATTCAATACCGCCTCTAGGAATCCTGTCCCGTAGGAAGGGTGCTGATCCATCCTCATGATGCCGCCTACAGGCCCACCTGCCGCCTGAGACTTGAAACCGCTCATCCACACCCATCCCTTTGTGCCAGCGTTATGCAACTGCGTGAGGATCGAGTGCAGGGCAGAGACTGAGCCGGTAGGATTCTGAAAAGCTGTCACTGCGCTGAAATTCAATGCCGCAAACTGGCCTGTCAGGATGGAACCACCGACACCGTTGGGATGCGAGAGCGTAGGCGTAATGTCGTACAGCCCACGGAACGAGTAGCGGAAAGGCGTAGGCTCTGGAATTGGCTCGGGCACAGGGGCTACAACACCGATCTGCTTCAAGAGTCCAAGCGCGTCATTGAAATCTTTTTCGCCTAGTGCCCACTCGGAATTGGCGGGAAGAGGCTTCTGCATCTGCACATAACCCTTAGTCGTCTTTTTCCAATGGTTGTTATATGCAGAGTTGAGCTTTGCAACTGCTTGATCCCTAAGCTCTTTGTCAGTCATTCACTTTCCTCCTATGGCATTTTCAAGTTCTTTCAAGGCGGCTTTCTCACCGGGAGAATCGTCAATGGGAACCATATCGCCATTAAGCAAGTCGCGTGCAAGTGAAATTGCCTCTTCTAGTGATCGCGCATAGCTAATCAACCCCTCCTGTGTGTAGATGGGCAATCGGGCCTTGTCTGCTGGTACAAAGACTGCTTCCATTATTTCACCTTTGTCTCCTGATAGTCGGCAAAGAACCAACTGACTTGATCTTCAAGCCTTTTGCCTAGTTCTTTCATTTTTTCATCTTCGCTCTGAGAGAGAACCCATGAGGCCATTTCAACTGCGCCTACGAGTCTCCAAATGCGAAAGACGAACTCGGGATCGCTCACAAGCTCGTCATAGGGTCGTGCTCTACGGGGCTTCACTTCGTCAGCCACCAAATAAAGAGGGAACAACTGAGCGCAGCAACGAACAGCGCGAACCAAAAAGCTTCCATACCCCCATGCCTTTCACCATTGATTTTCATATGAAAGTTGTGGGATGGCCCTGACCCCGATAGGTCTTTTGTCGGGCCATCCCACACAGGGAGCTTATCAACTCCTATCTCGTTCGCAACGTCCGTCGTCTACTGACGAAAATGGCAACACCAATTGCCACTGCCAGCATGATGATTAGCTCACCCGGCCCTACATTGGCCCCTGTGACGGAGAGCAGAACAATTTCAGCCAGGATTGTGAGGACGAATGCGATGATCGCTGTTTTCACGTTTTCACCACCCAAGTTCCATTGCCGGTCACGATCATTTGAAGATTGAAAACCTCGGACTTCCAGCAACCGTAGCGAAAGACGCAGTTGCTCCACTTGCCGGATGCAAGCTGGTAGCGTCCTCCCTTGGGATCGCCTCGCCATTCGGTGTAATAACCGGAGGTTGTGCAGTCGTTGGTCTGCACGGTGCCTGAGAACACGTCAGTCCACCTGCAAGCGGCTCCGAATGCTGTGATTTTCGGGTACTGCCAGCAGAAGTAGACTTGCATCCTCAATGTGACGAAGGTTGTTCTGAAAACCGTTGACTTGGCAGACTTCCTAGCCTCGACGGTTTTACAGCCTGAGCCAGCCAAAGTGTAATTCACATACTGGCTGTCGTTCCCCTCGTAATAGAAACCCTCCGGGTAGCAGCAGTCATTGTAATTCGGAGGGGGAGGGGGTGTTGTAGAAGGTGGCGGGGGAGGCGGTGGAGGTGGCGGGTCTACCGGCACCGGATCACATGCCTGTGTACTCACTCCTGCGGGACATACATCGGCGTTACCGGCGGTTGGAATTGCAAGTGCTGCCAGCGCCAGTACAAGTAGTGCTAGATATTTCATTTTTGGTTAGTCCTTTCTCATTGTGCGGCAATGAGGCTGCCAATACGGACATTATGAACCGTTTTACCTCCTTTCTGAAATTGGGGGTAACCCTGTGCTCTGGGGAGCACCATCACCGGGGATATGCAGAGCTACCCCCACACAAGACTACACGCGCACAGAGAGAAGTCAAGGTAAAGCGACGACTCTGTGAATCCATTGAGTCAACCAGGGAGGGATCGTCAATGAGTCCTTGCAGAGCCGCCGCTTATCTCTCTTTTATGTCATTCACATTGAAAAGTCAAGTTGCCCTAAAAGAAAGGGCTGAACCTCGCTGTACCACTCTTCTCTGTCGAATTTCCTTCTAATGCCTGCGGTTATGTTCTCCGTTATTTCAAAAGGTGGCACACTCTCTCTGAGAGCAAGAGCGAAAATCAGGTCTATGATCGCCGCTCGTATCATATTTTCATCGTACTGCTGAAGAACATAGTGAACCTCTTTTACACGAACGTCTAAATCTCGAAATTTCTTCTTGGACTTGACCGGCTTCTTGGGCATCAGACTTCCTCCATCAGTGAGTTAGCCTGCTTGGGAGAAACATCGAGAGCCTTGGCAAGCTTTTTCAATTGAGAATCGTAGGGAACGAACATTCCTCTCTCGATGATCGAGAGCGTAGAAGAATTCAAGTTGGCTCTACGGGCCAATTCTGCCTTCGACCATCCCCTTTCCTCTCGCAGTTGCGTGAGCAAGAACATGAAAACCTCCTTTTTGGTGTCGGCATGAATCTTTATTCGCTCAAAGAGGCTTGTCAACCGTGAAAAAGAGGCTTTTCGAACTGAGAGCACCTGAACGAACTCAGATGACACTAGATGACACTAGAAAGCACCAAATTTCATCAATTCTTAACAAAAACGGCTTTTTGGGCTAAAAACGGCTGTAAATGAAAATTTTAGGCTGTTTTTGGCTTATTTGCTCGATTTCGACCCTTTGGACGACTTAGAGGGTCATAGACGACCCTGAGAGCGATTCTAAGGCTCTCCGAAGGGTCGAAAAGGGACTTTTACACCCCAAGGACTTTCGCGGTCTGAGGGTGGTTCCAAATGCTCTCTCTGAGGGGGTACTGAGAGAGGTACTTTCTTGAAGCCAGAGTTTTCATTTTACCTTCCTAAAAACACCCATAAGATCAAATTTCATTTTCCCCTCTAAAACTATCTAAAAAACCACTTTTAGATGAAATTTACGGTGTGCTACTTATCCCCCGAGCTACAACCCTCTCCACATTGAATTTCAAACCTTTCCGGTAGTGCCCATTTGCAGGGGTTATGATGAAATTGTTAGGATTGTAAACCCTAGGATTCATGCGGTTTTGCGAGTATTGTTGAAAAGGTCTAGCGTAGGA